CGCGTGGAAGGAATCGCACAGGGCCAAGCGGAAGATGCCAGCGTGTCAGCAAAACGCGCGGCGACCGTGATGCAAAATAGTTCGCGGATTGACCAAGCAATCTGGCAAGATGCCAATCCGCAAGCCGAGTTACGCAAAGACTGGGAGCGGCCCAAATGAAATTAGTTATCGCGTTGCCCATCGTGATTTTGCTGACAGGATGCGCACCGAAGCCGGGCATTGCCACCGATACCGGCTGCCTTTGGGTGCGACCGATTTACGTTGGCGCGCAGGACGTGCTGACCACGGAAACGGCTGACGAAATTCTCGCCCACAACGAAAAATGGAAGGCGAATTGCAAATGACGTGGGTTTATGAACAAACGAGCGGAAAGTTATCGCAAAATGGCGAAATGGTTGGCGTTGGCTATTCTGGCATTGCTGATGGGCTGGACAATCCCGCCGAACAAAACATTGCGGACGTTGGCCCAATTCCGGTTGGAACCTATGATATTGGGCCAGCCTTTACGCATCCGCAGTGCGGGCCGGTGGCTATGCGTTTGACCCCGCAGGTGGGCACCAATACTTTTGGGCGCGACGGTTTTTTGATCCATGGCGACAACACCGACATGAATCACACGGCCAGCCACGGTTGCGTGATCCTGCCCCGCATCATCCGCGCAGCCATTGATGCGTCGAATGACCGAGTGCTTGAGGTTGTGGCCGGTTAATCCCAGCGTTTGACGCCGAGCAGCTTTTCGCGCGGCGTCTGGTCAAAGTTTGTTTGCGCGAGGGGGCCTGATCCAACTTGCGTCACCAAACCGTTGTCCTGCCGCCGCGCGTAAAGCTGCTCGGCCTGCGCCATCGCGGCTTCGGCAATGGCGCTTTTTTTGATTTTATCATCCTCCAATTCTGCCGCCCAAGCCGAATAGCCGGCCTGATCCACAAAGTTATCGGGGTTAAAGCCACCGCACACACTGCGGGCCACCTTGAGCAGCACCATGAGTTGCGCCACGTCGGCGGGGGTGATGTTGATGGGCAGCGATGCGGCTTCTTGCAGGTAACTGGACCACAGCTTTGCGATCAAACCAAAGCTGTTTTCGGCACCATGCTTAGACCGGCCACCTTCAATGATGTGCTTGGCGCGGGATAGGACTTCATTGGCGTTCATTTGGTGTATTCCTTGACCATGTAGGCGTTGTGAGTTCTGATCCATCGGTAAAAATGGGCCGGCTCGGTTAAAAACGATCTGACGGCATTGGGTTTCTTCCAAAACACATCGCCATTGCGGTCTATTTTGTAAATAAACCGCCAATCTCCATCAGGTGTATGCCACCATTGGTTTTCTGCCGGCAGAGGTTGTGGCAGCGGGTAGGCATTGGGGTGTCGTTTATGCAAAGGCGTTACCCTAAATGAAGTCCAAGGATGGAAACTCTTTTCGGATCAATTCCCTAGCTTCTTCTGCAATAATCCGATGCTCTTTCTGCGTCGATGGATCGGTGCGGACAGCAATGTAATGAATCCACTGCCGCAGGGTGCCGTTGGCATACATGCGGGTTTTCATCAGGCCCTCGGGAAGCACGGCGCGGGCTTGTTCCTTGGCGATGCCGCGTTCTAGGGCCTCCTTGTAAGCATCATTGGCGCAGTCAATGATGTGCCTTTGTGTAACAAACCACCAATTTTCCAAATCCACATCATCAAGACCGGGTTCGATGCTGTTCTGCCGGTTCTTGTGGTCCTGCAATCGCGCCTCGCGCGTTTCAAAATCCAGCGATTTTGTGGGATCGGCATAACGCTGGCTGAACTCTTGAAAGCGGAATCCATGCCGCAGGATTTGCCGGCCAATGTCGCGCGTGGTTTCGATCTCCATCACGATGTTGACCATTTCAAAGATCGAAAAGTGCTTATTGTCATAGCAATATTTCAGCAGCTTCCCGCCGGTTTCGGTATTCATCTGGTTGTCGGGGTTGCTCACCCTGGCTGCGTAGATGATAAAAACTTGCGGCGTCCTGATGCCTTTAACGTGGGGTTGCGTGATGGCGACAATGCGAACTTTCATGTGTTGTCCTTTAGTGTCTGTTTGCCGGCTGGGGTGATGCGCCAACGGAAAGTGTCGAAAGAGTGGCCGCTTTGCCATTTAGCGAGATGTAATAGCGACAGTCTGGTCAGTTCCTGGTGGGTTTCGAGAGAAAAAATATCGGTTGCACTGTCTAGCGGCAGCCATTCCAGCACGGCCCGTTGTGCGGGGGATAGTGGGGTCATCAGCGTTGCTCATACTTGCGCCTCCTTCAATAACCATGCCGACACTTTGGCGCGGTTCATCGCGGTGGGGCAGTTTGTGACTACCGTCGCGCCTTCGGGGCATTTCTTGCTCGGCGGAATGGTATCTATCCAAAGCGCGGGGTGAGTGATGCGGTCGCCGCAGACCTCGCATCGGCATTCCATTTCAGTCGGACGGTATCGCTTCGGTTCATTCTGCATCCCGCGCCTCCCTCAGCGCCTTCAGGCCGGGTGGGGTGATACGACACAATGCAGTATTGGCAGAAAGAATATGCGCCTCTGCATGTCCGCTTTTTGACAATGACGCAAATTCGCTGGCGTAAAAACCGCGCACCAAGACCCAGCCGCCGTCCTTCGCAGGGCGATCAGACAGGTATTCTAGGGCAGCCCGCTTCTCGGTGGTTAGCTTCATTTTCATGCGCTTCCTGCCGCCAACAGCAGCGCCCCTATCAAAACGGCTGCCCAATTAGGCTCGGCAACTCCGCGCCCGACAAACACCGCACCAAAAATCAAGAAGACGCTGGACCAGATATCATGTGCGGTCATTTTTCACCTTCCAGCACATCAAGGGCTGCGGCAAACATGTCACTTTCCCCTTGCTGTTAAGTTATCGCCCATGCGCACTGCGTCATTGCGCCAAGTCCAACATTCCCCGCTGTCGTCTTGAAAGCATACCCACATCAAATCATGCTCATAACCATAATCAATAACAAAATGCGCCATTGCTTTGCCCTTGGGAGTCAGCAGTGGCAGCGGAGGGTCAACGCGCGTCATTAAGTGTTGCCTTTCATTGCTTTAATCACCGCTTCGCGCGCGGTCATTTTTCACCTTCCAGCACATCAAGGGTTGCGGCGAGCATGGCGATATGGCCTTCTCGGAACAGATGTTGCGGCGATAGATTGCGCCATGACATATCCCCGCCCGCGCCTGTTCTATCGACGGCGGCGTTAGCCATTTTCGCCGTCGCCTCCACCGGCACCACCTTCAAACCCAGCCCCGGCAGGGCGGCTAGGAGGGCGTCTAGGGCGGTTGTTGCGTCCTGTTGGTTGATAGCCCACCACTCAGGGTTTGCCTTCTTCATGAGGTCAAAAAAATCGCTGTCGATTTTCCCTTCTGGGATCGGCCATGCATTCCACAAAAGCGCCCGCGTTATCGCTTCAATCATTGTTTCGCGTGGGGTCATTTTTCACCTTCCAGCACATCAAGGGTTGCGGCGAGCATGGCCGACCAGTCCGACTGCGCGTGTAACATGTTGACCTCGTTGTCCGGCAGGCCAGCGCTGGCTGTGTCAATAGACGCACCTGCCCAGGCTTCGGCCATCGCTTCATTCGCCTCGATCGGCACGATCTTCAACCCGAGGTCCAGCAGGGCGGCGAGGAGGGCGTCTAAATGGGTTCGGGCAGTTGCACGAAATGCGTTACGTTCTTCCTCCAAAAGATCATCCCAAAGAAAAAGACCATCCCAGGAAAAACAATCGGTATGCTTGTTAGATGGCATACGAAAGGTGGCGCAGATTGCTTTTGCCGCTGCTTCAATCATTGTTTCGCGTGGGGTCATTTCGGTGGCTCCGGTATGGCCGCATAAAACGACGGCGCTTTTTTCATCCCCATGGCGATATATTCGTCATGCTCGTAGCACATTTCATACCAGCCTTCGGGGGTATAATACTCGTCATTTTCTTCACAACGCTCCGCGAAATCCTCATCGTTTTGTTCGGTGTATCGCGGGATGTAGCGCGCAATCTGGCGTCTCCATTTTCCGGGCGGTTCCATCTTGGTAGCGACAAGCCATAGCTGCCCATTCCTCGCCGCGTCATCAATCTCCCGCCACGGCGAGACGATCATGGCGGCGAGTGCGTCATCTATCGCGCGGGTGTATGCCTCTGTGATAGGGGCGACGAGGGGAATGCCGTGGTATGCCACGCTAACCTCGACCAACGCCTTCAGCGCATCGCGCCGCACGGTTACAAAATCGGTCATGGCATGGGCCTCTTTTTTCCCGATGCGATCTGCCGCAGCCTGCATCGCATGCTCCTTGGTTGGGTGTGCGCCGCTTCCGCCAGCACCAATGGTTTCGGTCATTTCGCACCCCGCGCGGCGTCAACGGCGGCTAGGCCGGATGCGATATTGTTGCGGCAGTAGCAGACCTCCCGCGTATCTTTGCAGTGCTCCCATCCATAAGGACTGCACGTCGCTTGACCCTGTGTGGCCTTATAAAACACCTCCACCAGATCAAGCTTCGGCGGTGCCAACGCGGCTTCGAGAGCACCAACCGCTTCGCGCAACTCCCGGTATAAGGCAACGTTTGCACCTTCTTTCATGTAACCCTTCGCAGCCTCAATCACCGCGTCCTTCAACGCCTGATGCGGGTCGGTGGGGAGGGGTTGAATGAACGCTGGGTCGATAGCCACCCTATCGCCGTGGTCATCAACACGCACATAAACTCTACCAGAGGGGCTAATGCCCATCACACGCACCCCGACGATATCGCCTGCTTTCCATTTTATGTTTTGTCCCCTTATTTCATTGGTGCCAGTTGGCGCAGGTCGCATCGGGCGGTGAGAATTATTGCCCCTGCTTTTTGCAAGTCTTCCATAGTGCCGGTTTTTGCGACCAAGCACATATCAAGGTTGGCAAACACACGCTCGGGGGGTGCAATTTGCACTGATCCCATTAAGGCGATGACCGCCATTGAAAAAACGCCCATAACTTATTCCTCCGTTGGCCATTCCCGTTTTTGAGCCTCAAGGAAAACATCCAACGCAATTGGGTGAAACGGTGGCAGTGGTGAATTGCCGGCCAACAAACGCGCACGTTTGGCGGCGGCAACGGGATCGAATGGAACCTCAATTTGTCGTTTACCTTCAACCCGGCCCACATCTTCGGCGGGCAATGGGGGAAGCTTTACGCGCGGTGGCAATTTCAACCGAGTGCGCAAGCTGTCCACGCCTTTTACGGTCAGATGAAACTCATCAGCCAACTGCTGACGAGTGGCACCCGCATTCCAGGCTTCTGTGAACTTCTTGTGCGTCTTTTTGGGAACGCGATCAATTCGCGTCAACAAGGGTGCGGATGCCATTAGTAATTCCTAAAACGGGATGTCGTCATCGAGGTCAGGGGCCTGCGTGGCAGGTGCTGCCTTGTAAGCAGGCCGGTTGTCGCCGGACGCACTGTCCTTTTTGCTATCAAGCAAAATGATCTCGCCCTTGAACTTTTGCAGGACGATTTCAGTCGTGTATTTTTCGTGCCCGTCTTTGTCGGTCCACTTGCGCGTTTGAACCGCGCCTTCAATGTAAAGCTGCGAGCCTTTCCGCACATACTTTTCGACCACATCGGCAAGCCGGTCGTTGAAGATCACAATGCGGTGCCACTCGGTCTTTTCCTTGCGCTCGCCGCTGTTTTTGTCTTTCCAAACATCGCTTGTGGCGATGGTCATGTTGACGATTTTGCCGCCGTCCTGCGTGGTGCGGACCTCCGGGTCTTTTCCGGCGCGGCCAATCAAAGTCACCTTATTCAAGCTACTCACTTATCGTCTCCTGTTGCTAGTTGGTCAAAGGCAGCAAGCGCGCCGGCAACGGCTTCATCAACGCGCTGTGCCAGTTCCGGTCGGCGTTCACTGAGCGCTTTCCGCTGTTTCACCACGTCCGCATCGGCGGTCATGGCTTGCAATTCTTCAATGGTCGTAACGGACTTCACGCGCTCCACAAGGGCGTCAGCAAGGTTTGCCGCCTTATCCACGTCAGCCACGAGCGGCTTAATGGTGAACCCCTTCTTGCTACCCCTGGTGGCCGTTAAAGCCATGGTCATCGTCGTCGTGATGTGGCTTGCATGGCTGATCCGTATGCCTCCAACAGCGAGACCGCCAAATTGGACCTTTTCATCCCGATAGAGTGTCAGGCTTCGGCCTACGTATGCGCTGCCATCCGGTCCCCAAATGTTAATCAGCGCCCGCCGCATGGACTTGCCCGGCTTGTAAGGTTTGCCGCCGTCACCTTCAAAGCCAATCGCAATCGGTTGGTCCGGGTCTGGCGTCGGGCTGACCTTCGTGATTTTGATGGTCAGCGAACCGCCGCCCAGCAAATCGTCGGCGTTGAGTTGGTCGGACTTGGCGATGACGGTTTTGCGCAGGTCAATCATACAATGATCTCCATTTCATCCTGGCGCATGCGGCGCTGCGTTGGGAATGTGCGCATTTCGCCCGACTCAATCATGGCCGCATAACGCTGATGATGGTCTTGAAGCCGGCCTTCAAACGCGGACGCGGCGGCGATGATGGCAGATTGGATGCGTTCATCGGGTTCAACGCGAATCACGGCCATAGGCAACCCGCCGCAATAACTAATGAAGTCGCACCACTTGCGGCCCGACACCAATAGCCCGGTTTGCACCTGCATCACATAATCGTCGGGCATACTCCCGTCGATGATGGTTTGCACTTGATACTTTTGCCGGCGCGATTTGCATTCAATCAGACCGTCATCACCCACAAGGCCATCGGGAGAATACCCAATCGTAAACCCCCATTTGTCATTGGTCATAAAGCCGACCTCGCGCACCGGGGCCACGTTCTTGTCGTAGACCAAGCGCGCTTCAATCTCGTCCTCACGCCCCCGCAGCATGTCATCACTGACATACATTGGCTCAACGTAGCCGGTGATGCGCTGGGCCAACAACTCGAATAGGTGCGCGCGTTCCTTGTCGTTGCTGGCAGCTTTAAGAGTCGGCGTGATAATCAGCTTCATCTCACTGGCCGTCAGCAACCCACATCTGGCCGCAAGCCATTCGTCGGTGCCCTGTTCCAATTCCTCGTAAACTTTAAGCATCTGCTTCCCCTTGTATTCTGGCCGGTCAAGCCAATCGCTACCCATGAGCGCGCATTGCCAAAACAAAGCCAGCGCAAAATGCCACCGGGATCAGCGCCGACACCGTAAGCACAAACAAGTGATTGGTTCGCTGTTCCTGCATGTGAAAGAATTTGATGTCAGTGGCGCAGCGCCGCATTTCGCGGACGATATCAAACGCAACGCCCCCGTCTTGGTGGACGGCAATTTCTGCCTGTCTTCCAAGGGTTAGCAGCCGCGCAATTGCGTCTTTCATTTGGTCCTCCAAATGCGCAAGCCCCCGTCCATCAAGCGCGAAACAAGCGTCTTGTTGCGGTTGTTGGCACGATAGCGGTTTAGCCAATTGGCAAGCGTCTTGTGCGTCGCGCCGGGAACGAGGAATGAATCCCCCGCCTTCATCGCGTCAAACGGATAAGGGCAGGAACTTAAAGGCACGCGGGGCGCTGGCACGGGAATACCGCTTACCACTTCATATTCTTGCGATTTAACGTTTGCTTTGGTTTTTGCCATTGTTGGCTCCTGTTGGATGTTGTTAGCGTGTTCAATTTGCGCTTCGTGCTTTGGTGTGTCAAGCGGAGGAAGCAAAAAAAATTGCATGACGGGCAACCGGCCTTGCGTATTCCTTCAATCCTTAGTAAACTCAAGGACATGAGCACACCTGATTTCAGCCCCAAAGCCGCTGCCGCTGCACTTGGTCTACGGCACGACTTTATCGCCGCCAAACTAGGGGTTCATCCGTCGGTTTATTCCCGGTGGGTGAACAACGTTCGGCCAATTCCAACCGAGTATCACGGGAAGATGGCGCGCATCCTGAAGGTGCGACGCAAACAAATTACGGCTTATTCCTTGAAGGCGGGGATTGATGGCTAATTTATCCGAAATTTTCTACGCCCTGACCGCAGCTTGCAGTGATGCCGGCGGGCAAACGGCGTGGGCTGAAAAGAATGGGATCAGCCCCACTTACGTCAGCCTCGTGTTGAACGCCAAAACAGAACCGGGGCCAAAAATCTTGGCCGCGCTTGGATACCGCAAACAAATAAGTTATGAAAGGCTAAACGCATGACGCCTGAAATGGGTGATAACAGCATCAATGCCGACCGTCTGCGGTCTGTGGTTGAGCGCATCGAACGTTTGGAGGAAGATCGCAAGGCGGTCGTGTCCGACATTAAAGATATTTACATGGAAGCCAAAAGCGCGGGCTTTGAAGTGCGCGTGTTGCGGCAACTCATCAAACTGCGGGCTATGAACGAAGATGATGTGGTGGCGCAGGAAACCATGCTGGATATTTACCGGCGGGCCTTGGGCGGAATTTGAATGCAGCACCGCGAACACGATCTTCAGGCAAGCATTAAAGCGTGGGTCAGGCGGTGGGTTACGTCCCCCTGCGTATTCCTTGCCTTTGATCGGTCGCGGGCTATGTCGGAAACTCAATACTTATTTGAGGCAGCGCGCGGCATCAGGGCCGGCACACCCGACACGGTGCTGTTGTATCCCGATGGGAAGTGCTGGTGGGTTGAGTTAAAGGTTGGCCGAAACAAGGCGCAAGAGGCCCAACTGGCTTTGCACCTCGAAATGGCAGGCGTCGGCCATCATGTGGATATTATCTACACGGTGGCCGATTACGCGAACGCCCTGTATGCAAAAGGACTGACGTTGCATGCTCGCGCGCGGGAAGAAGCCGCTGCCCTGGATCGCAAATTAGCGGCGAAGTGGTTGGCAGGGAAAGAAGACGGCGTGAAGAAAGTTATTCCCGGCGCTGCACGGGCAACGGGACGGGAAGCAAAAAAGCGGGCAATCGCTAAGATCGCCCACCTTCGCAAAGATGGATTGTTTTTTTAAGCGTGGCCAACGCCGGAAACCGTTGGCATAGGTGGCGCGTCTTCTGTGTTGCCAAACAAGCGGTCAAACTTCGCCTCTGCTTCAGCCTCCCAATCTGGCCGGTTTCTGTAGCAGTCAATGCAAATGCCAACCACAATCATGCGGGGCGTTGCCTCGGCCTTTTTTTCGTCGGCAACGCCAGCGGTGACAAACGCAGTCGGGGAGAGTTCCTCAAAACGGACATTGCAGCAGCTACACCGGATTTTGCCTGGGTTTTCTTTGACCTTTTTCAAAAAACCAAAAGCCGCCGCGTGTTGCTTGGGCATGCGCGTTTGATTTTCGACCCACGCCAACAGATTTTTGACCATTCCTGCGGGATGAATGAAAGATAATTCAATCCGCTCGCCATCTTCGATTTGGTCGTAAAACTCTTGAATGGCCTTGCCGTTTTTTTTGCTGAGGCTCATGGTTAGTATTCCTCCGGTAGAAGAATGGTGGTGCTGAACCTGTCAGCCTCAGTGATAACCCACACGGTATTTTCGCCGTGGCCCTTGCATTCCTCAAGGGGGTTGATGGGATAAGCCGACAAAATGCGGTTGCCCAATTCGATGGCCTGATTGTTGGCGGCCTTGTCTTCGTCGCACACTGCGCCCCACTCGCCGGTCTGGTGCATGAGCAAAATGGCGTCGCCATATTTAGGACCGGACAGGCGCAGCATAGCCCCGGTGGTTATAAAAACGTCGCCAAGATTAAATTTGGCGTCGGGGGCAAGGTCAGCTTCGGCGGCGGTTAATAGCTGCCGAGGTTCGCCAAAATCGGCACCCGCCGCCTTTGCGTCCTCGTAAAGCGCCTTCTTGGTTTGCAGGCCCATAACAGCGCGGTCTTCTTCTTCGGTCATCTGCTTATTCCTTGGGTGTGGTTTACGGTTTGATTGTTTCGCTGCTTTCGATGTATTGCAACCAGTAATTGAGTGATATTTTCAAGTTTTTCTGATATTTTTTCAAATTGCTCCATGAAGGGCACGTAATCCTCTGCCGGCTGTTGCTGCTTTTTGCGGATTTCGCCTTGCTGAATGTCAATTTGCCGCGCGGTGATGCGACCAGCGTTGGGCTGCTCCATGATTTGGTGCGTGGTCAGCGCCAGAAAGTCATCTTCGCTGCAAATGGGCGGCTGCATGTTGCGCAACACATTGGCCGCGCGGATTGGAAGGTGGCTCGTGTGGATGAGGTTTTTTAAGTAGTCGTTCGCGGTCATTGCTTCGGTTCCTTGTGTTTCGCGTGATGCCAGCCAGTGGACCACCAAAAAGCGCGGGTATCGGTGGACAGGCTGGAAGGGCGGAATAGGTCGCCCTGCTTGCGGTGTGGGTTGTCGGTGAGTTCCGCGCGCTGTGTTTGCGCGCGGAACCCCTGACGATAAGTTATGCGCAACGGGCGGCGCATGGCCTACAGTGTGCCATACTGGCCGGCTTCCTCCATCAAGCGATCACGCGCAAAACGATACATGCGCGTCAAGTTTTGGGCATCCTGTGGCGCACTAAAGAGGCGAGCGGCGCGACAATGACAGGCTTTAATTGAACGGCGCAGCGCAATGGCGGCATCGTATAGCGCGCTACTGTCGCCGCGCGTGATGTAGAAGGACAATTTTTCATCGTGCGCCTTAACCCATCGGCGTCGGCAACTGGTCAAGCCAAGCAATATTTTTGCCTGTTCGGTCAGACCGCTAGGCTCTGCAACATCTGGCGGATTGGGGTCGGGGGTCCAGCCGGCGAGCAGATCCGGTGCAGCATCGGCAACGAGCGGCCTTAACGCGGGCAATGGAAATGCTGATTTGGGTTCCTCGGACAGAAACGCCAGCATATCGCGGGCGGTTTGGATTGCTTTTGCCGGGTCGTTCGGCGTGGCTTCCAGGGCCAGCCGCAAGGCTTCTTCGCGTGTCATGGTTGATTGTCTCCGTGGTCAAGCGGCCATCCGCTTGAAGTCCGCGCGGTTGCCAGTCGCGCGGGTTTCAAGCGGGTGGCTTAGACTGCCTGAAAGACGGCGTATCCCGCTGCCTCTATGCGGTCTTGCCAAGCCCAGCCTCCATTTTTTTCATCGGTTGTGCATGCCAGTCCGTCCGGTGTTGCTCCCCATGCAATCGCCCCGCCGCAATCCCGAACTTGTTTGACAAGTGCGAGCGTGGCGCGACATGCCGTGAAGTCGTCGCGTTCTGGCAATCCTACGTTACCCATTTTCATTTCGTGTGCAAAGTCCTCCCATGCTTCGGCTTCGGTTTCCCCTGTTGCCCATATGGCTGTGTCATCATGGATTATGTATGGCATGGGTGCTTATTCCTTGGGTGTGGTTTCGGTGGGTGGGATAAAGTCAGGGCTTTGTATGGCGTCGTATTCCTCCGACATGGTGCGGGTGCTCGCCGCTGAGTGGGCAAACAGGCTCACAAGGGCGCTGCATACTTCGGTTTTGCTTTCAATGTCGGTTTCTTCGCGGAAGATTATGCCCATGGCGTAGGCTAGAATTGCCGCGCCAAACTGCGGGCTTTCGTCAATTCCTTCGCAATAAGTTTTCAAGGCTTTGAGAATTGGAATTGTGCCATAAAATACTTTGCGGATATCCTGGGTTCGCCGCGCGGTGTCGGTGGCATCGCGGTCCAGTTCGGCAATCAGGTCGGCAAATTGGTTTTTCATTGGTGCTTATTCCTTGGGTGTGGTTTTGCGGGTGGTGCGGGTGGCGGGTGGCAATAAGTTTTTCTCGATAAGGTCGGCTGCCTCGGCATAAGCGGCGGCGCGGCTATAGCTGGCTTCGGCTGGGGTGAAGCCGTGCGCTGCCTGCATCGCGCGGGCAGTCTCGGTGCTGCGCTCGGCTTTGGTGCGCAGTAGGGTGGCAATGTCGGCGGGGGTCATGTTGTTAACTCCGTGTTTTGATTTCGTAATGCGGAAAGCGCCCGGCGACACTGGCTTGTGTGCCAAAACCCGAAAATGCCTCGGCCAGCCATGAGCGGAAGGATCGGATCTCGCCGCGTTCCACGCGATACGTCCAGCGTTTGCCGTCGTGCTCCACGCATGCGCGGCCTGCGTCCGGGTCGCCGGCAAAGTGCCAGTGCGGTTGGCCTTCGCGGGCGGCTGAGATTTCACAACGCAGTGCATAGTCGATCATGTTGTTTGCTCCTTTTAGTTATTGGTCGCGGTCAAGCCTGAGGCTTGCTAGTGCCGGCGCGGTGTGGTGCGCGCCGGCAAGGGCAAGGCTAGGCGGCCTGGGCGCCGGATTCGTCTGCCAGTCCGGGGCAGCCTTGCCGGCGCAGTGCTGCAATTTGCGCGTCAAAGGCTTTGATTGGATCGCTGCCAGCTTTCGTGGTTTGTGCGCTGGGGATGACGTATGCGCCACGTTCGGAGTCGGCTATCAGGGGGCAAGGGGTTCCCATGCTGCCACCCAAACCGCGCCAGTGCGGAATTGACCCGATAAGGGAAAAACCAATCCGGCGCAGCATGGCGGGATGGCCAAGGCTGAAAGCTAGTGTCGAAAGGTTTACGGCTTGGTCTGCCTGTTTGATGCAAACCGCAACCTCGGTGCGCAGGCTGTCGCCATTGGCACGCCATATCCAAAATAACTCGACGCGATAATCTGCCGCTTCGAGCGTGTCGATGATCGCGGCGGCGCTGGCTGCATGTGCTTCCATGTCGGCGGCGGTGACGATGGCGGAAGCGGAACCATCAAATGAAAGTGACAAAACGCGGGGGGTGTTGGCTTGGCCGAGGCGGCGCATGTTCGCGGGATTGCCAGATAGAAAACGGCCAACGCTGGGGTAGGCTCCTGCCACGTCCCACCTAATAAGTTTTTGAGCGACGGGGCGGTCGGCTTCCATGCGGCCGCGAATTGCGGCGGCGCGGTCTGCGCCCTCAATCCAGCCGTTGCGCAGCATGTCGCAGGCGGCGGTGAAGGTCGCGCCTGCCCATGCGTTATCGGCGCTCTCCCAGGCAAATTTATTCCACGCGCCGACGGGCGGCGAGGCCGGCGGGATGATTTCGGAAACATCCGCATAGTGCGCGGCCGCGGCCGCCTTGCGGTCGCCATTGCCGCGCAGGTCAACAAATCCGGCGGGCAGGTGTGCGCTGTAGAGGTCGGAGGTGTGGTATTTATAGGGGGGGCGGCTGCTCATGGTTTTTTGCTCCTCACATCGCCGTTTTGATGCGGATAACGTCGGCATCGGACAAGCCACGCCAAATGACCATCTGCTCGACCTCGGCGCGGGGGATGCCGGCGGTGATAAGTTTTTCGCCAAAAATAGAGGCGCGGGGACTGACAACGTGGCGGATGTTGAGTTTCTCCACGGCGGCGCGGACGGATTGGACGTATGCGAGCCACGTGGCGTCGGTGCAGAGCATGCGTTCCAGCACGGTGTCGTAGGGCCAGTCGATAAAAACAAAACGGTCAAGCGTTGCTGCGTCAAGTTGGCTGCGGCCAACGTATTGACGATTGGCTCCCGTTCCAAAGGTATTCGCGGCGGCGATGAAGCGAAAATCCTTATGTTTTTTGACGGGGGAAACGCTACCGGGGAAAGCGCAAACGCCATTAGCCAAGGCTGCATTTAGTGCGAGCAAGGCGGCGGCGTCGGAACCATCAATTTCGTCGGCTAGAAAAACGCCTCCGTTTTCAAAGGCTTCGCGGAAAGGGGTCGCGTTATATGTGCCTCGCGCGTCGATGAAGCCCATGTATTCATGTGCGCCGCTGGCTGCGCCCTGCATGTAGAATTTGAGGCCTAAAGCCTCGGCAACTTGCTCGGCGGCGGTGGTTTTTCCGCTGCCAGCCGGGCCGACAATATAAGCGGCGAGGCCGGCGGCGACGGTTGCTAATAGTTTTCCAGTGAGGCGGTGACGCAACGCCGGGAGTTCGCCGCGCGGTGCGTCGTTGACGTGGATATGCACGGCGCGGGGAATAGTGTGATTTTGCAGTTCGTCGCGCACAATCGCGGCCACGGCGCTGCGGTCGAGTTGCTGGCCGCCCATGAAACCGGCGATTGCGGCGGCGAGTGCTGCGGCTGCGTCGGGATTGGGTGCGGGCGGTGTCGTCGGTGTGGTCATGGGGCGCGGTTCCGGTGTGGGGGTGGGTGTGGGGGTGGGTGTGGGGGTGGGTGTGGGGGTGTCGTCGTCGGTGCCTACGAGCGCCGCAAGCTCGGGCGAGGTGCGCTTAAGCCACCAGTGCGGCAGATGCGCGGTGCTGGTCGTGCTGTCGTGCCGTGCCGATTTTTTCGGTATCCAGGCGGTGAACGGTTTAAAATCGTGGTTGGGATGGTCAACAATCTGCTGCACCACGATACGAACTGCGGCATCAGTCGTGCCAACAACAGAGACGCGAGCAAGCAGGCCGGGAACGAGAGCGAGTAATTTGGTGTCAGTCGTGTCGGACCAGACGCCGGCGAGGTCTGCGAGCGGCAGGGCGCGGGCAATGCTGCTGCGGATGCCGTGGCTAGTCAGCCACTGGCAGGCCGGCTCTTTCGTGGCGGCGGTGATGCTGGGCAGGTGGTCGCTGTTGCGCGGGCCATAAATCGCCACCGCCGCCGCTAGGGCTTCTGCTGGTGACAGTCGAGGGGTGCGGGCCATGCTGGGTGTGCTCCTTAGTAATAGAGGCCGAGCGCCACGGCGGCGACAACGGCGGCGAGCACGGCGGCGATGCGGCATGCGTGGCAGGGCTGGGCAGGGTATAGGCCATAGCGGATGGCGGCGCGGCGACGGCGCAATTGACGGTGTGTGAGGTGGGTCATGTGGTTAACTCCGTGTCTTGATTTCGTAGTGCGGCCACCGCCCGGCGACACGGGCCTGTGTGCCAAAACCGGAAAATGCCTCGGCCAGCCATGCGCGAAAGGCCCGGCGTTCGCCGCGCTCGACGCGATATGTCCAGCGTTTACCGTCGTGCTCAACGCACGCGCGCCCGGCGTCCGGGTCGCCGGCAAAGTGCCAGTGGGGTTGACCCTCGCGGGCGGATGAGATTTCACAACGTAGTGCGTAGTCGGTCATGTTTGGTTGCCTCTCTTGTGAGCGGTTGATGTGGAGGCCCAGCGCATAAAGACATAAGAAACCCATTACAAGCGTTTTTTATTCTCATGCGTTTTCAACGGGTTGCTATGTGGTAAATCCACATGCGGAACGGAACGAGGGCGGAAAGATAGGGGGTTGGGGTGGGTGGTTGTTATGGTGTCGTAATGGGGGGGGGTGGCAAGCGGCGGGGTGGTGGCGGTGCGCTGTTCCCGATTGGACATAGCGCCAGGTCTGACGGGAATAGCACCAGGTCTGACGGTGGTGGTGGGGCAATAAGTATTGCGGGGTGGGAAAATCTGGGGGGGTAGAAGTTCCCGCTATCTGCTCGGACAGCCCGCTATCTGCTCAGACAGCCCGCCGTCCCACCCGCGCGCTATTCCTGTTTGGACATAACGCCAACCAGTCGCCGGCACAGCATCGGCATGCCGACAAGCAAGAGCCTGCACCATCGGTCAGTATCTAATGATTTCAGTGCCTTAGCCTGCCATGACCACCCCGCCGGCAATAAATAATTCCATAATACCTCTTCTGCGACATGTAAAAGCCAATGATATCAACGGCTTGCGCAATCGTAACGGTTTCATTTCCTATCCTAGCGCATTACAATTGTAACTGATGATAAGGGAAAGGTAGGGGAGGCTTTGTCTCAAAAAAGAAACGGCAGGGGCTATGTCAAAAGACCGCCCAGCACCGACCGGGCACCCCCATTCGGGGGCGTTCGAAAATTTGCTGGCCAAACCCCCATACATTCCAGCCAAAAAACCACGCAGCCTTTTAAACGGCCATAGAGCGGCTTCAACACCCCGTCCGGTCCTACCTAACACGCCGCACCCCACACCCACCCACACGGTCAAAAAAACAGGCCTAGCGTTGATGTTATGGCTATACCCCCCCCCTTCGCATACACACCCAGCCCGACCAGCGCATACGAAAAGACCCACCCCGGTCTCCCGGAATGGGTCGAATCGTGCCTCCCAATGGGTTGGATTGGTAAAATGGGTTACCCCTTACGAGTTACCCTGAAATGGCAGAAATGAAATGACACTTAGAGTATAGCTACTGGCAGAGACCCCTCGCACCCATCCAACCCATTTTGGACCCCTTTTTGGGGGAATAATTCATGGTTTCTTAAAAACGCTCCAACGCACGACGCCACCGGACGCCATGCCCATTTTACGAACCATAAAGCCACCTACGATGCGGCCTTCCTTGCTGCGAAGGTAAGACGCCAACTTCCTGCTATCCCCCTGTTGTCGGCTTTCACTGACGCGCAGCACGATCTCCCGCATTAAGGGATACTTAAACTGCCCAGGCTCCCCCGGCTCATCCGAAAACAGCCGTTGGCCCACGAGGTCGATCAACTCTGCCGTGGTGAACGACATGACAACATCGAACTCAGCCTTCCACGCTTCGATCAATTCGCTCAATTCGCTCAATTCGGGGTCGTCTTCCCGTGCCTGCTCCATCGAATCGCACGGGTCCGGGCAGCCGAGCCACACCAAGGCCGAACGGACAAAGTTGGACCAATCTTGGAAAGACGCCAGCCGGAGATCACGCGCCCCCGGAAAGCCAGCTTTCGCATGGGCAAGCACAATTGTGAGGCATGCAGCCACATACTCTGCCCGATTGTTTAAGACCTGCTCGACAGGATCAAAGTCAAACTCGCGCAGTTCCGGGCGTTCTAGGCCGGCGTCTAGGTTGGAGAGAATCGCCCGCCGTGTCATATCGCCGCGCACACGCATTGCGTTGCCGGTGGCAAATATGGTGGCGCGTGATTCGATTTCGATGATCTCGGACGTGCCCAGCGGCCTGATCTGGACAATGGGACGTTCGATGGCTTGGCAGAGAAGGTCACCGCCCAATTCGCCGTTCACGTTGTCCAGGCAGATAATGGGGTGAGCGGCGATGAGCAGGCCACCCAGCCGCTTTTCAGTTTCTTCTTCGGTCTTGGCCACCGTCGCCACCGGACACGGACGGCCCGTGGCGATGGCGCTGGCCACGTCGGCTAGATAAGTCTTCCCGGTGCCGGCGGTGCTGGCGCGGAAAGCGTGCATGGGCGCAACCGAGACTGCCCCACGAATGACCGGCGTGATGACGGCGGAAATGGCCACCGCCTCATCGGTCGGGGTGACGAAGGGAAAGTTCTTCAGCAGCCGTTGCAGTTTCTTCAACGCCGCAACGGCATCGTCCTTCCTTAGTTCCTCTGGTATGTGGGCCATCACATCCAGCTTGGCGTCGGCGGCGTGAAACAGCCGTGTGGCCGCGTCGTAGCCATCCGCCGTCAGCAAACTGCCGTCCGGCCTGAGTGTGGGTGTTGTGATGACGCCGGCAACCCGTGGAAACTTCCACAGCCCATTGCGTGACAAAATAGTAACCGAAACGGCGGATGGTGGGTCAATGCGCACCCAATCCGCACTACGCTTGTCGAACCGCTCCCATTCTGCCGCCTGACAAAGCCGGTCGGTTAGTGCGGCCGCGCCGATCTGTGATAGCCCCGCAGCTAATGTGGTTCGGCCACGGGATGCCGGCACTTCCGTCAGGATCGGACGAACGATGGACTGCCCGCGCTGGTAAATGGGCATGCCCGAGTCAACCAACGCCTGCTCGCCCTTGGTGGCCACCTTATCGAGTTGGCCGGCGATCACCTTAATGGTGACCGCCTTGTCCGTTGGGGTTTTCGATGGCTTTGGCCTCTTGTCGGCCACGCCCAGTTTTGGTGAGTTGGTAACCCCGAGGCTTTCCCAATAGCCATCAGGGTCGGCGGGTGGATCGAGGTTAAGGCTCATAGTGAGTTCAGCGCCCAGTCAACATTCAGCATTTTATCAACCAAGAACGCCGGCCAGTCCAAATCGCTGACAAAAAAGCAAACGATGGGCAGATCAGAAATCTGCAACTGAAAGTAATAGTGACCTGGGTTATATTCGTCCTTTGGGTTTTGGTAAATCCAAAGGTGGTTAAGACAATCATTGGGAGAAGTGACTACGCTTTCTGCCGCAAGTTCATATCCAGCCTTCGCAAGAGCCTCATCTTCAGCCGCCCTGCTATTAAGCGGGTTGATGATGCTCGCCGTCAAAATGTCCTGCATGCGTTTGGGTATGTTCCGGTTCGCCCACCCCTTGCCAGCAACCCACCACATTGCTCGGTTGTTTTTCAAATCAAAGCCAACGCCAACCATACTATCGTAAACAAGATCAGCCATGTCGTCCTCCTTGGTTGAGACGGACGCACATTACCAAAATGGGGCGAATGGGGCAAATAGATTATTTTGAACTTGCGGCCCAAAAGTGTCAGACCGGGTGAACGGATACGGTCAGTTTTGAACGACCTGGGACACCATGGGACACGCTAGACCACGCTAGACGGTTAGCTATTAACCAGCTGCAACCCTGTCAAGCAATTCATGCAGAGTGGCATGCCAATCTCTGTCCGCCGCCGTCGTAGGTTTGCGCGTCGGGACAGGCACTTCCTTGGGGAGCCAAACTTTAAGGCCGAGCGCACCGGCCTGTTCAATTAACGCGGGATCGACGCCGGGAAACGCCACCACGCCGTCTGCCATCTGCATTTTGGCTTTGGCCATGTGCAGCGTCGCGGTATCGCAGGCCCAATCGTAGCCAAATTCTTCCGCGCCGCCCCTGGCCAATGACAGCACACAGGTGATCTCGCGCTTCTTGTTTGCCGCGTCCAGGCAGAACAGCACGAAGTCACGATTGCGGTAGCTGGGGGCCACCAAGACCATAAGGTTCATTTTGTCACCTTGGGCACGTTCAGCTTATAGCCAGCGCGCAATATCAACGCGAGTTTTGTTTTTTCGTCCTGCTGCTTTTGCTTGAGGCCGGACTGAACAAAGTCGTCCCATTGCTCCCCGGCCCAAACCGCTTCCTCAAGTTGCTTGGCGATTTTGTCCATCACGCGCTCAAGCTGCGTCGCGTCTCCCTTCCATACGTTTTTTTTGTAGGCTCGTTCTAGGATGAACAAAGCCTGCTCAAACGTAATGCGGCCCGCGACTATCATCCCGCTAAAGATGTAAGTTGCGCGCTTGATCCCTTGCGGGGTGGTGAAATCTATAATTGCCATAAGCCTATACTGGCAAGCCCGCCGTTGACAGTCAAGCGACGGCGGGCTACATTTGCAAAATATAACAACGGAGTTGCTTACCCAGTGGCTCGCCCTGAATCCTCATACAGTAAAGCTGTTGCTGACAAAATCCTCGACCGAATGGAAAAGGGCGAATACGTCACTGCCATTTGTAAGGAAAAAAACATGCCGGGGTTTCGCACCCTTGGCGATTGGCGAGCGCGTCACCCTGAATTTGCTGCCGCTTATGCTGAGGCTAGAAAGGCTCAGGCGCTATCCCATGCCGAGCGCGGCCTTCGCATTGCGATGAATGAAGACCCAGCTTTCAAAAACCATGACGCCCACAGTCGGCGTTTGGCCTTTAACGCCCTTCAGTGGTCGGCTTCCAAGCTTGATCCGAAGAACTGGGGTGACCGGACAATTGTGTCCGGCGACGAGGACGCCCCGTTGCTTGTCGAAACGCAGCGCCGTCAGCAGTTGGAATCGCTTTCCTATGAAGAACGAAAAGCGATAGAGAAAATCCTCCTGGCCGCAGCGCAACGCAAGGAGCGGCAGGAAATTGAAGGAGACGTTGACGATGAGTGACGTGCCGCAAATTCCCATTCCGGTTTCTGCCGTGGGTGATGCCTTGCCGCCCGACGTGCCTGCCGTCGAAATTCCGACTTTCACGGACGTGGAAGCGCCGGTCGAACCGGATTACGGTCAGCGGGAGCGCGACGTGATTGCTTACCTCAAGGCGTGGGTCAAGCGCCTGATTGCGACTGGCCTGGAATGACCAAACGCCCAGTCACCATTGTTGATGAGCAACAGCCCGTTCGGCCAGTTGCCGGCAAAGCGCCGGTAGCCGCCACCATGAACGTGCAAACGGCTAATGCGTTGGTGACTGGTGCGCCTTTGGAAGAATCGCAATTGCGACTCGCCATGGCGCACTTTACCGCGCTGGAAAAGTTATTGTCGCTCTCCGGGCCGCGTTTTAGCAACGCTCGGTCGGAAGCGGCCAACATGCACAACGTTGCCGTTCGCCGCATTAAAGAAAATCTAATGGAGAAACGGCAGCGCGAACAGCGCCATGCCGACGCTATGGCCGGGCTTGTTGAAATCTCGGTGACCTAATGGCCATCGAACCTTTTAACATTATTAACTT